GCCCAACCCACAAATCAACCTTCGCCAGATCAACAGGTGCGTCATCGCCGATCCAGGCATCCACCACCTCAGCAGCAGTAGTCCAATTAGCCATGACGCCTCCTGCTAGGTTCGGGGTTTACGCGGGCGCCGGGCGACCGGCTTAGAACCAGCCTCGGCGTCGTTATGGTCAGGCAGAGCGGGCTTATCCGCCGGCTCCCAGTGACGCCCGACCATCGCAGCCCCACGGGCATCATCGACACTGACGACGATGCCCGTGGAAAGCTCACGAAGACGCACGATTACGGGGTGACATCCTCGTAGGCGACAAACGCGGTGTTGTCCATGATGGCCCAGCCGAAGATAACCTCGGTCAGGTAAGCCACGGAGTTACGACGCTGAAGGTCGCCGTTGCCGAACGGGTCGCCGTACTCGATCTTCTTGGTGAAGATGTCCAGGGCGTAGCCGAACTTCAGGGCGTCCCAGTCGCCGCCGAAGCCGCGGACCTTCGTGTCAGTCGAGGCATCAACCTGACCGGAAACGGTCTTGGACACCGCGACAGGCTGGCCGGCGTAGGACGTGACAGCAGAGCCCATCTGGATATCAGGGTTCAGTCGCTTGCCGTCGGTGCCGCGGTTGGTAGCCAGCGAGTAGACGAGGCGCGGATCCAGTGCGAAGCCGGAGAAGTCGTTGCCGTTCGCACCGTTCACGACGAGGCCGTAACCGGCCCACAGTTCGGCGTCAGAGTTCGCGCCCGTGGTCAGCTCGACACGGTTGGTCGTCTGGTTGATGAACTCAAGCCCACCGGACAGAGCCGCACCGTTGGAAGCCTGACGACCATGCAGAACAGCGAGGTCGATCTGACGGGAGATAGCGCCGCCAAGCTCAGACTGAAGCAGACCCAGCACGCCGGCGGGGTTCTGCATGATGGATTCCATCGTGAACTCAAGACCAACAACAGCCTTGATCGGCTTCACGACCTTGGAGCCAACCTCGAGGTCGCTGTCAGGCTTGTTGCCGCCCTCACCAACGATGGAAGCAGCGGGCCGCTTCGTGACGGTCGGGAAGACGTTCTCACCCAGGATCATCGGCTTGCTCGTGGCAAGCGTCGGGATGATCGAGTTCGCGGTAGCGGCCTTCCAGATGTCGGAAGAAACTTCGCGGGGGAGGAGGTTGGAGCCTCCGGCGCCACCTGCGAGGGTGGCAAAAGTCTTAGTAGCCATCGTGGGCTACTCCTTTCGGGTTGGGCTTAGAAGCCAAGAATTGAACGAGCGTCCGCGCCGATGTCCGAACTTGCATTCACACGGTTCAGAGCGGATGACGAGGGGCCGGCAGGTTTCTGCTCGCCCCGAAACTCCAGTAGCGCGTCAGCCGAAGCTTCAAGCTCCTCCTGCGTACTGCCGGTCAGCAGAACGGAAGGGACGCCCTTAGCGGCGGCAACCTCTGAACGCAGAGCCTTAGCCTCAAGCTCAGCCGCGCGCTTCTCAGCGGCAGCCAGGCGCTCGGCGGTCTTCTGCACCTCGGTCTTGTTCGCTTCTTCCCACTCGGCGTACTTCTGGGCTTTCGCCTTCAGATCGTCGTAGTCGGTCGGAAGCTTTTTGCGCTCCCGATCAAGTCGCGCCTGAATGATCCGGTCCAACTCCTCCTGCGATGCAGGGGCCTTGAACTGGGACTCGGCGGACTGTTCGGTGTGTTCTCCCGCATCAGCGGTAATGTCATCAGACATAGGTGTATCCATCCGTTTAGAGCCTGTCGGCTATTTACTGGGCCACACTTACGGCGTGCGTAACCGCTTCACGGGAGAACCGTGGAAGATTAGGAGACATCCAAGTCATGCCGCATTGCTGTGGCGATCATCTTGGTTTTGTCAGTGGACGTGACCTGCTGCCCGCCAGCATCCACCCATTTGTAGGTGTTCTTCAGCGAGCCGTCAGAAGCCTTAGTGGTCTGCGATTCGAGGGTGAGCCCGGAGGAGACCTTGTCGCGCGCGGCGGCGTAAGCGTCGTAGTACTTGTCCGCGCCCTCTTGCATCTGCACTGACTGGCCTTCATAGACCTGGACCGCCCGGCATTTGCAATGGTCATGGAAGGCCTGCCCGACGGACTGGGATCCGCGAGCCTTTATGCCCTTACCCTGCCCGCCGCGTTTACCTTTCGTGCGATGCACCGGGACGCCGCGTCCAACTACGCCACCAGCGGCAGCTTCCGACGAATACACCGCGCCGCGGCTGGCGAGCATCCCGCAGAATCCGCAACAGCCAGGCTTCGGGACGCGCTGGAAACTCGCGGTCACGGGATCCTTCTGAGCGTTCCCGTAAATCGTGTCAGCAGCCATCGTTGACAGAATCGATGTAAGCCCACCAGAGAGGAACGTGAACATCAGGTTAGACGCGCCCTGCTCCAACATCCGCGGCTGCGTGCCGGCACCAACAAGGGCGCCCCAACGGTCAGCCTCAACAGTGTCAAGCGTCTCCGCAGCGAACGAACCGCGGACACCAGCCATATCCCGGACCTCCTCATAAAAGGAAGCCGAAACATCGGATGCAGCCGCCGCATACGGGTTGAACAGTTCCGGGAAGGCCTCAAACAAGATCGCCTTAGACCGCTCTGGGGAAAGATCCTCGAGGCCCGACAGGAGCGCCCGCAAATCAGCGAGTGCCGCCGTCGAAAGACTGTCCAAAGTCAGGTCATAGCCGTTGATTACCGAAAGAGGCAACACTAAGCATCACCGGAACCCCTGGCCGCAGCCGCAGCCACAACATTCGGATCCGCCTGAGCCGCATCAAGACGCTGCCCAATACCAGACACCAGCGAAGACACCGCAGCCCGGCGCCGATCCGCCATGATCCGGTCAATCGTCGTCTGATCGAAGCCCATAAGCTCTAACGTCACCGCAGAATCGGGAGGCAACACGCCAGCAGCAACCAGCTTCGACGTCGCGTCAGCCTGCGCCGCAATAGTCGGCGTAGCAGGATTACGCCACTTCGTAGACAGCAGTTCAAGGCCATCAGCGGAGCCCGTCGCAATCTCGACAGCCATACGCATGGCATCAATCCAGGCCGCGCCGAACGGCTCATGCGCAGACTCAGCATCAGAGTTCAGATCAAGGTAAGCCGTGTGCATCGCCGCATCAGAAGCCGGGTTGTCATGGATGATCCCAAGAGCGTTCACCGGGATAGAAGTCTCACCAGCGAACTTCGCCGCAATCGTCCGCAACATCTCAGTGTGCGGAGACATCGAAGCCTGCGAGAACTGCCCAACCTCCGGCTTATCACCGTCCTCATCCTTAGACAGCCCAAGGATCCGGCCAGTAATCGCCTCAAGCGCCGTCTTCTTCTCACCATTCGGCCCTACAAACGCTGCCTCATCAGCTCCAAGAATGTACCGCTGCGGCGCACTGTAGAACTCCGCAGTCACCTCCATGCGGAGCGCCGTGCGAATAGCCTCATCAGTGATTTTCATGACGCCCTGGCTGATCCGAGAACGCCCAAACGGGTACTCCGGAGAACTGTCGTAGGCGAGCATCACAACAGGGCAACGGCCTAGGGGGTTAGCAGCCTCATCAAGAGTCCAGCGACCCCGCGAGAACTTGCCAGTCACAACCTTGTCATCAAGGAACAGAATGAACTCTTTAGGAGTCCCAGACTCCGACTCAATGACCGTCACCGCGGCCCGAACACGCCGCTTGTTAGCATCCCAAAGGGCAGTGCTCGACGTCGGGGAGAGCGTACGGATAACAGCCGCCGGCTCACCAGCGCCACCAGCCATCACAGCCACAAACGACACGCCATAAGTCAGCGCCGACATGTGCGCGTGATGCGCCTCAATACCGAGACGGTTATCAGCCCAAATCCGGTCAATCGAGAAGTCCGCAACATCCGAACCAGGGACCGCGAACCCGCCAAGCTTGATCCGAGACGCCAGACTCTTGACCGCCTTATAAGGCCAACCAATCACAGTCTCAAACGACTGCAACTGCGGCGGAATAGCGATCCCAAGGTGACGCACGAGCTGCTTGCACTCAAGGTACCGGCGACGAGTGAGGTTAATACCTTCAACAGCCCGCAACTGAGCCAAGCACTCATTCAAAACAGCGTTATCGTCAACGGAGAGGCCCGGAACAACAAGAGTGTCAATCACGGACAACCCACTTTCTACATAACAAGGACACGGCCCGTCTTAGCGGGATCGCGAGGAGGCTTAGCAAACTTCACGACGCCGTAATGGGCGCACGTAGCAGCAAGTAGTGGTGTCAAATCAATTTCGAGCGTCTTGCGCGACCACTTCCAGCCGCCAGCGTCACCAAGGTTTGCTTTCTTCGCGCCAGCCAGGGAGACGTTTAGTTGGTGCTGGTCAAAATGGGTCAGCGACTTGTCTTTGGTAGCGGCGTCGTAGAAGCCGCCGCACGCTTGCATCAGCTCATTGCCTGACAGCGCCCGAACCATCACGCCGCGGCGCTTCAGGATCGGCTCCAGGGACCGCGCGGGACTATACGCGTCCATCACCACCGGGATCCGCTTACCAGCACGCTTCACAAGCCACTCAACAAGCGCATCAGTGTTATCCGAAACGTCGCCCATATCGGCAAGCTCCACATGCACGCCCGTATCGGTTCGGAGCCCCACAGACACCGCAGCCATCGTCCGCTCCGGGTTCATGTCAATCCCGTACGCCGCAACCGGCACATCAGGGACTTCCATCACCGCGCGCTTGGACCACTCGCCAGCAGGAATCACCGAAAGCTGCTCGTCAGAAGACCACATACCCAGGCGCTCACGCGCGAACGTCTCCTCAGACATCGCGCCAAACTCATCCTCAATCGTCGTCTGATTCAGACGAATCCCGAGGCTCGGGTTAGTCGCAGCCCACAAACTTTTGTCAGCAACATCAACGTCACCCGACACGGACCACTCAACCCACGCAAGACGCTTATCCTTGCCAGCAACACCAGCAGTACGCATGCGCGTAAACACATCGCCGTCCATATTCGGCGCCGGCGGAGTCCCCAAAAGGATCTGCAACGGATCACCAGACGGTGCGCTCGAGATAGTCGGGAGAAGTGCGGCCTGCGCATCCTCGCCATACTCCTGCGCCTCATCA